CGAATCAAGTCAGGGTTCTTGATCTGTGGATTAGCATCAATGACAGCCTGTACAGGTAGACCCTTCTCTTCTGCAATGGCAGTGAGAGTGTCACCAGCCTTAACTTCAATCTCTTCTACAGTGATAGGCTCAGGCTGTAATGCTTTCTGCAGCACATCCATATCAAAGTTAGGCTCAGGCTCTTCTTCTGGCATCTTACCTTTGTAAACCTCTGGTACGTCTACGCCTAGAGCTTCATACAAGGCACGATCTGCTGCTGTAGTCTCAAACGGGAGACCTCCCTGTGGTGTAGTGTCATTATCAGAGCCGCCATCATAGGGTGCAAACATAGGGCTATCGTAGAAGGATATGCCTGAGTCGCCATCATCATCACTTTTATCACTAGGTAAGTCTGCACCAGCACCAGAGAACAGTTTAGCAATGCTCTCAAAGAAGCCTGGTTCATCCTTATTATCATCGTTAGCTGTAGGGTTAGCTGTACTACTCATAATACCCGATGAGGTAGAAGCGGTTGGGTTACCGTAACCTTCTGAGCCACCTAAGTTACGAGGGTCACTACCTGCAGAACTTGTAATACCTTGTGTGTTATAATTGGGCATGTCTTTATCCTTATTTACCAAACATGATGTCGGCAGCATTAGAAGCAATAGCACCCATGAACGTACCTGCAGCAGCACTAAGAGCCGAAGAACCATCATCCTTTGCGTTCTCTTCTATCTTAGCTACAGCAATCTTAGCATCCCTATCACTAGCATTCTCTGCAGACTGCCAAGCCCAAGCCAGAGTATCACGCTCACGCTGTATAGCATTGTTATACCCTGTTGTAGTAAAGTTATTAGCTGCTATTGCAGCATCACGGTTTGCTTGGTTCTGTGCAGCATTATCCATGGTAGTAATAGCCTGTGACCACTGTGCGTTAGCCTGAGCTACAACTAGCTGGTTACTAGCATTAAACTGATCACGGGCATTCTGTTGAGCAGAGTTGAACTGGCTAAGCGCATTCGCTTCACCTGCGTTAAACTTCTCCATAGCGTTGTACTGATCATTGTTAAACTGGTTAATGTTATTCTGTAAGTTAGAGAAGAACATATCAACCTGATCAGAACTAGAAGCGTTGAACTGACGTGCGGCATTAGCTGCTGCAGTATCAGATGTATATACACTAGCTAGGCTCTGCGCTTTAAACATAGCCACTTGCTGTTGGTTACTCATGCTAGACATATCAAAGTCAAGGAATGCTTGAGCACGTTGTACGTTAGCTTGCTGCCTGTTGTTAAGGTTAGTCAAGTCTAACTGCGACATAGCTGCAGCATCTGCCATTACCTTAGCGTTCTTAGCATCGAGGTTAGCAATGTCTACAGTCTGAGCCATACGTGCATTCTCTAGTGCAACCTGTTGCTCAGCTGTGAAGTTGATACGTGCTACATCAGCGATACGTGCAGCATTCTGTACACGTGACTGGAACTCTTGGTCAAACTCTATACCCAAGAACTTAGAGCGTTGCTCTGCAGCAAACATAGCAGCCTGTTGACGGTTAGACAAGTTCTGTGCTTCAAAGCTTGCACGTGTCTGTGCATCCATCTGTGCAATAGGTAGTGCAGACTCCATAGCAGCCTGTACAATAGCCTGTCCAGCCATGCTTGATGCACCTAGCCCACGAGCAGCTAGTGTAGCTGTAGCAGCCCTCATAGCGCCTGCAGCCCATGCTGGTGTCTCACCACCCTCAAACTGTTCTAGCAGACCTGTAAGCTGTCCCTGTACAGTAGCCTCAGTAGATGGCACTCCTGTAGCAGCAGCAAAGTTAGTCTCAGCTTTAGCACGTTCAAAGTCTACAGCACTAGTTACTTTCATCTCTGGTGTGACTTCTAGAGGTGCTACACGCTCTACACGTTGTGCTCTATCTAGTTGCTCTACGCTTAAGCCCAACTGTGCTAGTTGCTGTGGACTCATAGTAGCTGCTTCTGCTAATGCTTCTGCGCTAGGCTTACCAGTTACAGCAGTAAGCTTAGACATGACATTAGCTACTTCAGCAGCAGCCTCTTTAGGTGTCATACCTGCAGCTTCAAACTCTTTTGCTAGAGGTACATTAGCAGCTATGTCAGCCTCTGTCTGTGCAGCAGTATCAGCCACTGCAGCAGCCTGACCTGTACCCTCAGCAATCATACCCTCAGCCTTTTGTGCCTCAGAGGTAAGGGCTACATCAGCCTTGGTAGTCATAGACATAGGATCTGTAATAGCAGCAGCCTGTAGTTCTGTTGTGCTAGGTGTACCTATACGTGCTACATTTGCACTAGCCTGTGATAGATTAGCTTTAGCTTGAGTAACTTTGATCTGTTGATCGTCTACGAGCTTCTGCATTACTTCACGTTGAGGGTCATCAGCAGGAAGGTTAGACAGCTGTTGTTGCAGGGAGTTTAATGTACCCTGCTCTTGAGATACAGCAGTCTGTGCGGTGTCTAGTGAAGCGCCTACATCAGTAAGTGCTTCGCCTGCTTGCGCATACTGTCCTTGTCTGTACATGTCTAGCTGTTGAGTGTACTGCTCTTGAGCAGCAACATTGGCTTTGTAGGGGTCAGACTCTTTATACTGCTGTATAACATTAGCTATATTAGCTGCTTCATTCTCTATGCTTGCACGTTTGTTGTAGGGAGACTTTAGTGTAGTTCCATCAGCATACGTAATAGTCCAGTTTCTGCTACTACCAGTTATTTCATAGTCGGTAGGGTTCTCTGGTAGGTTACCTGTAGCAAACATAGCGTCTATGCCTGTAACATTACTCTCAGTACCGCCTGCTATCTGCGACCTAAAAGGTGCGTAGTCAGCTTCTGTTATACCCTCAGGTGCAGTAGGTAGACCTTCTATAGGTGTATAGCTAGTAGAGGGCTGCACACCAGTAGGTTGAACAGTAGTAGACTGAACCGTATCAAACCCACCAGTAGTATTAGGTGTGTTGGCTGGCGGGTCATTATCTGTAGAGTGAGATGGCTTTGCACCTACACCGCCTGTATACGTGTTCTTATATGTAGTACCAGCAGGCGTTTGTACAGATTGTGTAGCAAGTGTTGCAGTTCCGCCAACAGCATAACCACTAGGAGACATACCAATACGCTTCTGCGCTAGTTCAGCCATCTTACCTACACGTGCTGCAGCACCAGGCTGTGATGCTAAGAACTTAGCCTGCTCATCAGCCTGCATACCCTGCATCTCAGGTATAATCTTACCCATCTGTTCAGGTGTAAACCCACCAAATCGTTTAGCCATTATAATAGTCCTTATTAATTACCTAGTTTCATCCAGATTGCAGCCCCGATGAAGGTAAACACAGCAATGGTTGTTATCTTTATGAAGGTATTCCATATGCTTTGACGTGTCTGACGCCATGTTTCAAGCAAGCCACGGATCTCACGAATGTCTACAGCAGCTGTTTCATCATGCAAGCCAAGCTCACGCAGGACTAACTTAGCACCACGCTTAGCTGAACGATCTAGCATATCTTCTAGCTCTTCTGTAGTTAACTTAATGTCAGACATAACCTACGCCCTATGGTTTAGTAGGCCAGTCAGCCGCATCTAAGTGAGGCCAGTTGGCGTGGCTTGTGATGTCACGCAATGCTTGGCGATATGCTGTTTGTTCAGCTGTCATAGTCAAGTCAGATAATGCCCACCAGTCAGTTTCAGCAATCAAACGATCACGCTGTGTGCGGTTACGTTCTGCTGCACTATCGTCTAGCTGTTGCTGGTATGCTGCCTCATGTTCAGCCTTGGTGGTTGTTACACCATCTACTGTTGTGTCAGCAAACATGTCAGCTATCTGCCATGCCTCAACCCAGTTGTTTAGTGCATCCTGTACTACACCATTGCGGCGCACTGATTGGTATGCACCAATGCCATCTGTAGGTTTAGGAGCACGTAGAACAGGGTCTACATTGAGTGCGTCAAACACATTGCTAGTCCACACTTTAGGCATGGACATGTTAGGGTTTTCTTTGCGTAACTGGCCTTGAGATTTTAACTCACCAGTTGTGCGATCACGATATTCAGTCATTAGTTGATACTCCTTGTATGACCTTGATTATATTGCGTATGCGGTTATGCGACTGCGTAGAAGATGTAGGAAGCTCCAGAGACGTTGATGTTTGTGGCGCTTACCTGATTAACAATGAAGCCGCTGTTTGCAGGGTCAACATTATCAACGGTTGTAATTTGAGCATTATTAGTATTCAATCTCACGTATGGGTCATTGCCAGCAATAATACCTTGAGCAGCATCGTGCATATACCAGTCGCCCGTGCTGTCTGTGCGCTTAACAAGGATGAAACTAGCGCCTGCACTAAACCCACAGTTGATAGTTTGACTTGAGCCGTTACCCGTGTAGCTTCCGACCTTGGATATGCCAGCTAGGCTTGCGAAGAGATAACATATGAATTTCTCACTGCTACTTTCGTTAAATCCAGCGCCATAGGTATTGAATGTCGTTTCTGTCGGAGCATAGCTGCTTGAATTCGTCCAAGGTTTGAAGCTACGGCTGACTGTCCCAAAATCTTCAGCCGCATAATTATTGTTTAGTCGTATTGGGTCTGGGCTGATGTCTTTATGATAGACCCACCAGTGATTGCCTGACGTTCTTTGCTTTCCAATAATCATTTCAGGGACAACACCAAGATTATGGTTGTGACTAGTCTCAGTATAACCACCATTTCCCGAGATAGTTACGACATCAAAGAAGCCGGGCGCACGTTTCCACATACTACCAAGCCAATCATTAGTATTAACTCCTAACTTTCCAATACCAGTCATGTTATCAAACTCGGCCCAGTTAGTATCAGCAAATTCAGCGGCGGTTGAATCACTATACATAATCCTACCTTGAGTCAACCTTGATACGAAAAACTGGGTATTATTACCAGACAGACCTTGGGTCACTATACCAAAATCTGGTGAGAAACCAGCATACCATGTTGGTGGGCTAGCAGGTGCAGGACCAGCATCAGCAAGATTCGGTTGGAACACCTCACTCGCACTCTCAGGCGGGAACAGAGAGCCACGGCGGATTGCCATGTAGATGTATTTTGTGTTACCTGTACCTGCGTTAAAATTAGAGGCCCACTTGAAACCAGTAGATGTTAAACCGCCATACTCGTATTCCACTTCTGCACTTGAAGTGTCAGCAAAAAGTGCCTGTAGATTACCACCTGTTTGGCTAGATAATGTACTACCTGTCAGCTGAGCGGTCCATCCACGCATGTTATCAGCTATCCACCAAGGACCTGAGCCATCTACCCGTTTAGTTATTACCCACTGAGGTTCAAACCCTAAGTCAATCTCAACGTCACCCGAAGAAGGAAAGGTAAACGAACCACACTTGATAATGTCTTGGTCAGCATCAGGGCCGAACCCACCGTCACCGTCGTTGTGGGCGAATAGGTAGGCTACGTATGTTGCGCCAGAGGCGTTCTGATTGTTAGATACAAAGTAAGTTGAAGTTACTGTGTTAACCGCACTAAAGTTAAGGGCTTGGCTAGTAGATTCCAATGCCATGTATTTAGATGTTCCTAATGATCGGTGATAAACAATCCATGAACCTGCGGCGCTTGTCTTCTTAATGATAAGCGTTCCCACTTCACCAGCAAGGTTGTGACTAATCTGCCTACCAGTAGTACCATCCCCAGTATAAGTCACCACATCAAAGAACTTAGGGGCCTTACGAAATGTCCACGAGGCGAAATTTCCGTAAGCAGAGCCGTTTATATCTGCATAAGTTCCAAGAGAAAAACCATCACTGTTAAAAGCAGTTAATCCCCCAGAAGTATTTTGCTCTTGGCCGTTTGAGTTTGTTTTTAGTAGTTTTTCTACGCCTCTTTCAGTATCATAAAGGCTGTGTTCTCTCGTAGAACTTCTGCTTTTAATCCAAACCAAACCACCTTCGCCATAGCCAGCTTCATACCTAGTACCCGTCTGCTCAATCGTAGGAGAACCATTAGATGTAAAGTTTCCACCTGTACCTATGTTAGCCCCTATGGAGTAGTCTCCGGTTAGGGGTAAATATATAAACGGGTTTAATGCGCTTAAAGAAGATGGTGCAGTAGAGCCACCATTACTATCAATAAAGATACGGCGATTGGATGTAGTAGAAAGATCACGATATGTCGTATCATTGTATATATGAGCAGCGTGGCCGTAGTAATTATGAAAGGACGAGTTTGCCGCACCTACATAGTATTCATTTGAATCTCCAAATAAAACAGTATAGTTGTTGTATTGTCCGTATGTTGGACTGACAGATGTATCATTTATGTATAAATGTCTATTACTGCTGTTTGAGGTATCAGCACTGTATAGAATATGTGTCCATGTATCTTGCGGAATATTACTTGTAGGAAACCACAGCCTAACAATACCATTACCAAATGCGGCAGGGTTATTAAAACTTAAATTGAAGAGACCGCCAGATTGTATGAACGACACAATCTCTTGGTTGTTACTGCTTGTTCTAGCCGTATAAATCTGTGTAAAGGTTGAGTAAGCACTTGCAGGAACCTTAACCCACATACTGAAGGTAAAGGTCTTACTGTTAGTTGCGCCAGACATACTTGATGAAGTAGATAAGTATCCGTCAGAGCCGTGAAACTGCGTACTTGTACCTACGTAGGAATCACCCAAGGCCAGCCCGTTAGTAATCCCTCGTGACGCATCATTCCCCTTATACAAATAAGTGCTGAACACATCATCCACATCAAGTGCATCGCCACCAGCAGCACTAGACATCATTAGCTTTTTAATATTGCTCATTTGTTATTACCCTAAGTTTAACCCTACTACAAAGCCGTACCACGTTGTCCCACCATTATAAGTGTAGAACACAAACTGGTCCTCAGCGGATGCAGTGCTAGTTAGTTGAGGCGCACCAGATGCTGCATACTTATCAGAAGCAGGCCAATCCACACTTGTGGGCCACGTAACAGTATAACCACTAGCACTAGCATCCTGTGTAATCTTCAATGAAAAGCCATATGCTGTACCGCTTGCAGGTGGATTGCTAAAGGTGAACGTAGTGCTCTCACTTAGTGTGTGACTAAAGACATTACCTGCCTCACAGTTAATCGTTGTGCTACCGCCTGATGAAGAAACAGCTTGGTATGTTTCATTATAGGATGATACTATAAGTTCACCATCAATGTCAACATCACCAGTGTAAGTTTCTAGTGAAAAGCTTGTAAGTTTACCGTCAAGCTGTGTCTGGATGTTAGATGTTACACCATCTACAAAGTTTAACTCTGCTGTTGAAGCAGTGATACCGTCTAGTGTGTTCAGTTCTGCTGTTGAAGCAGTGATACCATCAAGCGTGTTTAGTTCTGCTGTTGTAGCAGTAACACCGTCTAGGATGTTTAGTTCAGCAGTTGTAGCAATAACACCGTCTAGGATGTTTAGTTCTGCTATGTTTGATGTAACACCTAAGGCACTCAAGGTAGCAGACTTAGAGTCTAACTCAGCCTGCAGACCGTCAATGTTAGCAATAGTGTGGTTGTGGCTATCATCAGCAATAACTGTAGTAATAGTGATATTAGATGAACCATCAAAGTTAGCTGCACCTGCTACGTCACCGGCTAAAGCAATAGTACGTGCTGTGGTTAGTGTATCTGCTGTAGATGCAGTACCTGTTACTGTAGCATTAATGCCACCCGTTACAGTAAGACTTCCTGTTACCGTAGCATTATTTGATACAGCAAGAGTACCTACGTTAGCTGTATCAACAGCAGCAGTGTCAATGTTAGCTGTACCATCAATGTATAGATTACGCCACTCACTGCCTACAGCACCCAAGTCATACGTATCATCTACACTAGGTATAATGTTTGAAGTTACGTCAGCAGCAAAGGAGACTGTATCTGTAGCAGCATTACCTAGTGTCGTATTACCTGCAATAGTAGCATTGCCTGTTACAGTGAGGTTACCACCAATAGTAGCGTTACTAGTTACGTTAAGAGTGCTCTGCAGTGTAGCAGCGCCTTCTGCGTTAAGCGTACCGTCTACATCAGCATTACCTTCAAGGAACAAGTCTTTGTAGCGCAAAGCATCTGTACCCAAGCTGACCACGTTGGTTGTCTTAGGGCGAAGCAGGGTGGAAGTAGCCACAATGTCTTGCACAGGGCCGATGACAGTGATAGGAGAGCCGTTCTCAGCAGTACCGTCATGTGTGTGACCTGTAGTATTATTAAACGCTGCATCAATAGCGTTGAACTCATTGTCAAGATCATCAGCATCAATGACGTTGCCGTTAGAGATGTTGTTAGCTAAGTCTTGGCGTGTATAACCTGCCATATCAGTTTTCCTTACTGTCTATCATCTGTAGCAAACTCAAAGAGTGCTGTGTCTAATAAGAATGCTGCATCAGCACTATTATCTTCGATTCGTATCGCTACTGTCTCACCAGAACCAATCACCTGATTAATATAACTCTGCGTTCTAGGCGCACCAAACACAGCAGTGCCATAGATAGAGACGTTATCTCCATAGATACCTGTACCACCGCCTGCTTGTACGATCTGAAACGTAGCAGGCTGAATATACCCTGCACGACCTTGGTTAAACTTAATACCTGCTGTAATGTTAATACTGCCAAAAGGCTTAATGTATAAGTCTAACTTGTAGAAAGTCTTACGTACTTGCGGGTCATTAATAGGCATGTAGGGTGATTCATAGATAGCGTCAATAGCAGCGCCATCTCTGTTAGTACCTGTGTCCAAGCTGTACACATACCCATCATTATTAGCGAAGACACGATACTCATCCTCGCCAATAAACTGAGAGTCAGCTATGTATACTTTAAAACCTTTAAGCTCTGCCCACTGAAAGCCCTGCCCACCCTGGTCAATAAACTTAGTACCCAGTACACCCTTAGCAACATTATCCCGTTCACTGTCTACATAAGCAAACAGTCTGTACTGAGCTTTACTACGAATAACAGTACTACTAAAACTAGCAGCGTAGTCTTGTAGTTTAGTAACGGTAGGTCTGATATTCTTAGATGCAACATCAATGCCAAAGTCACCGATACGATCTGTAGAACTCAGTGTACGTAAACCGTCCGGGCCAAGGAACATAATATCTGCGCCAACCTCTTGAATAGTATCAGCACTCAAGCAACCCAAGTCTTCTGTTACCGCACTCATAGTGAAGTCTGCAGCACTAGTACCTGTGATACGCATAATCTTGTCTACAGCAAAAACTATAAGCTGGTCACGAAAGACAATCAAACCAGTAATCTCTGAGCCAATACTAATACTACCAGCACCATTAGCAGGAGATAAGTCATCAGCACTGTATGGCGCTGTAAAGACTAGCTCTGTACCTACACCAAAGAAAAGAGTACTCTTAAAAGTACAAACATGACTAGCGCCCTCTACAGCATCATTAGTTGCTGAACTTGTAAGGTACGTCAATGTACCTGCTGTACGATCAAAGTATGCAGGGAAGTTTACACCATCTACAAAGCATATCTGATATACATTATTGAAGTTGTAACGTGTTTGTCTTACCTTAGAGAAGGTAGTGTTAGATGCTGTAGCAAGAGAAGTCCATGTAGGTGTAGCATCAATACCGTTAGCTATGTAATACACACCACTACGTGCAGCAATGACTTTCTCGTTATTGTCTTCTTGTATTAACGCTAGAGCCTGTACTACACCAGAGCCAGGAAGCTCAGCATCAATAAACTTTGTATAGCCTGCTACCTTACGGTAACCACCATCTAGGGAAGGCTCAAAGTTCTGCAGTTGAAATGCAGATCCTACATTATTAATACCTTGCTGGAGAGGGCTGATGTTTGTAATCAACCCCCCAGTAAAAGGCACAGGAAATGTTTGCCACTGTGTAGCCATTATTATAAAGCTCTCAGGCTAGAACGTGGATGTGAAATAACAGTAGATCGTACATAGTCGTAGTGGTTAATATACAAACTGCGCATATACTTAATACCTGTCTCAAACTTAGACTGTGAGATCTGTGCAGCCTGTGTATCTGCGCGGAACTGATAAGCGTAGAACATAGCACCGTCAACAATGATGTGCTTGAACTCTATAGGAACGCTAGGTACATCGTCAAACAACTCTAGCTCTACAGGATTGCGGTAGTACTCGTAGACTAACTCATAAGCCTTATCAGGTGTAGGAACTAGGATAAACTCTTGACTTGGCGCACGTACAACAAAGGAAGGTACATTTTGCATATCTTGACTAGAGTTATACTCATAATCAATATACTTGTCAAGGTATTCTTTATAGTTAAGGTTCTTTAGTTTTACTGTACCTGTGTTGAGACTATCATCACGCTTGATGCGGAAGCTATCCATGTCAATCGTTTTAGCGTCATATGGATAGCCATAACGGATTGTACCTGCAGTAAGAGTGTCTTCCTCTTCTACATGGTTCCAAGGCCAGTAAAACTCTTCATGATTAATATGTCGGATAGCACTATTTATTGCATCCTTAGCTGTACTATAAAAGCCTGTAGCGTTAGCGAAGTTAGAACTTGTAAGCTCTACTTCATTAAGTCTACGGTTAACGTCATTAACAAGACCAAGAAAGTTATATGCCATTATTTATTCCTTACACGCAGGCGTACACTGCGCTCTACTACTAGTCCATTTGAGTCGCTAATCTGACACGTAAACTTATACATGACGTTGTTAGTACCTGAGCCAATGTATGCTGTTGTAACAGTGTTTGTAGATGTAGCAGAGATAAGTTGAATGCCATTCACTAGAGGGCCACTAGGAGTAAGCTGGGTCTTAACACCATCAGCATCTTCTACAAACCATGTGTAGTCTGCGATAGTTGCAGTACCAAGGAAGCGTGACCAGTCAATGCTATAGTCTAGCACTTCATCAGGGTCTTTGTTGGGCCATTTCATTGACATCTAGTTTATCCTTTAAGCTGCTATAGCGTAAGCTGTTCTATAAGAAGACGTTTGTGCTTCTACGTATACTGTACGACTTCCCATGCCTGCTTCACGTACATAGTCGGTACGAAGTCTGCTGTAGCTATCTTTAACAGCCTCATAGTCAAATTGAACTGTGGTGACAGTAAGTGAACCAATAGTTACACTTCCTACTACAGTCGCAGGTATAATCACTGCTTCTGCTGTAGCGTTTACATTACCAGTGGCTACTGTACCAGCTATCCCTGTGACTGCCGTAGTAGCATCCGCCTCTACAGTAATACCACCTGTATCACCCTCTGCTTCAATACCTGTAGGTACTACATTAGCGTTGGCTGTAATAGAGGGCACACCAATAAATGTGGTAACGCTACTACTGCTAAGAGTGATTACAGCCTCTGCATCAACGATAATTTCATCGCCTGTCACTAGAGGATCATCTGTAAGGATGTCACCCTCTACGCCTGTAGGCACTATTACTGCTTTAGCTACGATAGTTACAGCGTTTGTTGATCCTGTAGAAGCCACACCTACGGCAGTAAGAACTGCTTTAGCCTCAACCACTGCAGTACCAGTTAATGCTGTAGCTGATAGACCTGCGACTGTGTAGTTTACTTCAGTAGTAACATCTACTGTGTTTAGACTTGTTGTAGCCGCAGCGGCTGCAGGTACTACAACAGCCTCACTAATAACAACAACAGTATCAATGCTACCTGTAGCAGAAACCCCAGTAACTACACCTGTAATAGCGTCTGCTTCTAGTGTGGGTGCACCAATAGCACCATCACCCTGTGTACCTGTAATATCAACAGTAGTACGTGAGCTAACGTCAACGCCTGTGTCTATTGCACCTGTGCCTACAACACCAGTGAGTAAAACCGTAGGGCTGGCCTGCTCATAGCTTTCACCAAAGGCAGATACGGAGAAAGGATTAGTTGAGTAGGCCATGCTTTACTCCTTATGCAGCAGCATCACTTGAGAGTACACCATACCAGTTCGTACCACCATCACGTGTATGGAAGACTAGAATATCTGTCTCACCTGAAGCAGGGGCATCTGGGGCTGTACCACCTGCCCACTTAACTGAGCTAGGCCATGTGACTGTGCCACCGTTGCCTGTGAGCTGAAGGATGAAGCCCATTGACCAACCGCTATCTGCTCCACTGAAAGTAAATGTGGTGTTGCCTGTCATAGTCAGGCTAAATGCACCAGCGTTGTCTACGTTACATGTTACAGATGTGCCTGAGAGTGCATCATAATCTTCTGCATTGGAGCCATCAGTGTACAAGTTGCCGTTTATAGAAACACCGTTGCTAAGTGTGTCTAGCTTGGATGAACCGTTGTAATATAGATTGACTGCGCCATTAAACGAATATGTGAGACCCCACTGATTATTAACGTCATCAAACAGGCCCATAGTGGCGGAGTTATCGTGCATAAACACGGCACGACCACCAATGCTGTAGCCCTCCCAGCCACCATGAGCACCACCGTCAATCTGCACAGAGCCGTAGCTGCCAGAGACAGGCTGGAAGTAGCCGTTGCCACTGTCTCCTAAACGTACACCAGCATTGTCTACTATGACCCTGTCAATACCGCCTGACGCTAAATACACAGTGTCTGTGCCAAAGCCTAAATACGTGTTTGTATCGCCTTCATGGTAAAGGCTACCTGCAAGGTATATGTGATCTACAGCGTTGAGGTTGCCGTTGATGTTTAGGCCAGCAAACGAAGGACTGTTGCCGCTCCCGACACTCTGGTTAATTGTGTACTGCGTAATGTTTGTGGCAGTACCGCTGATGTTCATTGTAGAGCCAGACAGCGCAGTAGCTGCAGCCTGCGCCGTATAAGAACGACCATAGGTATCTGTACCATTAGTACCAGTAAAACGAGCCATGCCAGAAGTAGCGCCAGTTGTACTAAATGTACCAGAGCCGTTAAAGTAGCTGGAGAACAGGTAGCCACTAGGGTTGCGAACCGCTACAGTATTGCCGCTTTCGCTTTGGCTTGAATTAAAACTATCCAGTAAATCAGCATCTAGGCCAGAACCAGAACCGTCATTGCCTTGGTGCCATACCCGAAATGATGCTGCGCCTCTACTCCAGCCACCAAATGCTAAGTCATTAAGCCCACCATCTAAGCCAAAATAAGCTGCATAATCACCGCCAACATGGAAAGACATGAAGGCATCTGTACCTGTGCCATTATTGAAGACTTCTAACGAAGATTGGTAGGCAGTAGCGGTTGCAATATTTCCGCCTGACTCATACGTGTGTCTTACTCCATCAGGAATCGTGGCACTTTGATCAACACGCAAGAAGCTGCTTGCCTGAATACCATCTACCGTATCAGCATCTAGGCCCGAACCAGAGCCATCGTTTGAGGAACCCCACAACGTACCTTGCGCAGCAGTATACAAGCTACCTGCTGTATTAAGGGTCATCTCACGTGTCGTACCCTGTACAAACTGCAAGTTACCGCCTGCGTTTGTAGTTAAGTCGTCAGGGCTTTCATAAATCTTCCAGCCACTGCCTCCAATCCATTCTAGACCCTCGTTAGGCCCAGGATCATTAAATGTTAAGTTATTTACGTTTGTTAGAGCGCCATTGTTAAAGTTTACACTATTAAGAGAGGTGTGAGTGTGACTGTTATCTGCCACAGTAACACTAATAGAAGCATTACCAGAGCCATCCCAAGATGTAGAACCTGATGCGTCACCTGTTAGTGAGAGTGTACGTGCTGTGGTCCACTTGTCTGCGTTAGGGTGGTAGTCTTCAGCAAAAAGACGTTGCCAAGTAGACCAAGAGGCAGAACTGCCATGCTTACCTCTTAGGTAAAGTCTACCACCGTCACTGTATGAGAATAGCTGGCTTTTGTAGTTTCCGTCACTACCCCGCATGTGGATGATTGTGCCAGCGTTATTGTCAATCGGTTGATTGCTAGATTGACTGCTGTTGCCATAAAAACCTTGAACACTTAGCGAATCTGCGCTAGTGCCGCCTATTGACACTTGCCCTTTGGCAAAGCGGCTATCAGCTTCACTCTCAGTGTAGTAACGACCATCGTGCGTATGACTATCATCTGCTACAGTAACATTAAGAGTAGCATTGCCAAGATTAGTGAATGTAGCAGAACCTGACGCATCGCCTGAAAGCGTCAACGTAGGATCAGCAGTTGCTGTTGTTGCAATAGACACGTTACCAAGGTTGGTCATTGTGCCAGAGCCAGTAACAGCGCCTGTCAGTGTGACTGTAGGATCAGACGTAGCAGTGGTGCTGATGCTGATATTGCCAGAACCATCAAAGTTAGCATTACCTGTTACAGCACCTGTTACAGCAATGTTACGTGCTGTAGCCAAGGAAGATGCAGTAGTAGCGTTACCACTAAGGGCAGCAGTAATAGTACCTGCACTAAAGTTACCTGACGCATCACGGGCTACAACTTTAGATGCTGTGTTATTTGGTGTGGCATCTACGTTAAGCGTAGGTGTGGAACCCTCACCTGACGTACCACCCGTCAAGTAGTTACCTGATGTAACTGTTGCTACGTAGTTACCTGTAGTGTCAGTGCCAAGTGCTACAGAGTTAGGCTGGATAGTAGTTGCAATAGAGGCATTACCTGTACCGTTAACGCCAGTAACACTACCAGTGACATCACCTGTCAAGCTGATAGTACGTCCTGTTGCCCAAGCTGTTGCAGTAGCTGCATTGCCTGATGTGTCTTGGTTGCCTGTAGTGTTAACACCGGGCAAGTTAATGCTTGATGTACCATCAAATGATACACCGCCAATGTTACGTGCTGTCTCAAGAGCAGTAGCAGTATCAGCATTACCTGTTACATCACCAGTGACATTACCTGACACGTTACCCGTTAGGGCTGCTGCCACACTATTAAATGTTACATCAGAGGTTGTCTCTACAGCCTGACCAATGTTAATGCCAGAACCATTTACAGTAACACCTGTACCTGCATCAGCAGCAAAGACTGTGCCTGTAAGTGTTACACCATTACCTGCAGAGTAGATAGATGTCTCAGCAACTTCAGCAAATACAATGTTAGTTGTACCAAACGTAATCGTGCCTGCAGTTGTAAGAACATCTAGGTGGCCTGCATTATTTGTACCTTCTTTGATAAAGAACGCATCACCCTTGCCGAAGGCATTAGGGTCAGATGGACCTGCACTATCTGTATCTGTAGAACGTGTAAGCACCCACGCAGTAGAGCCATCACCCACTGTTGTTACTGTGTATACACCATTCTGTGTTTGATCTGTTTGATTAGCTACAAGTACACGATCACCTGATGTCATGCTCACATCGTCAAGGACTAGTGCGGCATTTGTTCCTGCATTAGTGAGTGTAGCACCTACACCTGCTGTACCGTTGTTATATGTAGCATTCAGGTTACTAGGATGTTCTACACGTACTGGATCGTGGTAGTGAATACCAGCGGCAGCAATCGTGTCAACGTACTGTTTTGTTGCAGCTTGTAATGCAGTCTGAGGATCACGAGTAAGCTCAAGATCACCGTCAGCATTAAAGAATGCAGCTTTACTAGCAGGTTGCGTAATAAACACTTCAGCCTGTGCTGTAAGGTTAACGGCACTGCCTGAGTTAGAACTTGCTAAAACGGTAGTACGGGCAAGGAGTGATGAACCTTCTGTCCACGTTCCAAGCCCGACTTCCCAGTTATTAGTGCTCGGCTCTAGTAAAGCGTAATACGTAGTATCACCATCAGACAGAGCAGCAGCAAAAGTCTGAAAGCCATCTAGTGTACCGTTAAGGGTAAGTGTACCCGTACCAGTAGTAGTGGTTGTTTGTTTTACTCTGTCTTTAACTACTAGAGCCATAGTCTATGCTCCTATTAAGCGATACGGATGATAGCGTTTGAAGCGTCTGCAGCAGGGAACTGAATAGTGTAGTCACCATTTGTAGATGTCTTAGTACCACCAAAGTCAATAACTGCAATAGCAGCATTGGAAGCAGAAGCATTATAGATAATACAACCATCTGCAGAAATAGTAGAAGAAGTAAATACCTCATCTGCAATATCAACGATAGCTGTAGTACCGTCTGTTGAGATAGTTACACTGTCTAGAACTTGACCACCTGTTGTGTAACCCGTACCTGTAGCTTCGTCAGAGTTACCAGTTACATCAGAGTAGTTAGTAGTAGCAGCACCGTATGTGCCTGTCGGTGTAGCTTTAATCAATGCCAGTTTAATAGAGTGAGTATCCAAATCATGAGTACCACCCAATAGTTCCGACTTAAAGCTTGTACACATTGCTGTTGTGATAGCCATTATTGGAATCCTCGTAGGTTAAAAGAGCTAAAGGGCCAGCCTCAAAAGAGACCAGCCCAATAGACTACATAAGCTTAAGCAGCGTTGTAACGTGCTGTGAGGAGTGCCTCTGGGCGCAGAATCTTGCGGCCATAGAGGTGCATACCACGCACGATGTCAGCAAAGCTGTCTGGGTCACGGTAGTTCTCAACTTTGTTGATCTGCTCAGCAGAAGCAACAGCATCGTCTTGACCAGCTACGATAACACCGTAGTTAGTGGACTGTG